CGGCGCGTGCCTGCGGGGTTGTCGTACACATCCCGGATGAACTGCTTTTGAAACTCTGCCAGCACCAGCGGTTTGCCCACGTCCGCGCCTTCGGGCGTCACACAGTAACGCTCGAGGAATTGGACGATCTTGTCGGCGCGGGTCATGGGGTTGCAGTTCGATTGATGAAAACTATCGAAAACACATGGCACGGATTATGCAACCCGCAAGAACTGTGCCCGATAGAATTTGATTATGAGACTGCACTATGATTTTTGTAGCAGTGGCAGGAATCACCCCGTCACCATGCGCAGGCGGGGGATCAGCTCGTCCCCGTCGTCCTGGCGTGCATTGCGCTCTGCCGTGTTCTGGTTCACTTGATCCGCTGCACGTCCCGCAGTAGCAGTTGGATGCACTGCCACCGCCCTGGCCAGCGCCATGGATAGGCGGGTCAGCTTTGCGTGCTCGTCGGAGCCAATCGGGGAAGATTCGATAGCGTGCTGTACGCGGGCAAGGTTCGCAGCCTGCACAAGATCAGCTTGCGTCCAAAGATCACGGGCGCGGGCGGTAACGATGGCGTCCCAAAAGGGTTTGCAAGGCTCGGGCAGGGTGACGTATGCGGGCGGCTCAATAGGCGCTTGGGCGGCGTTCTGGTGCGCCACAGTGGCATGGGTGGCGGTGTCGGCCTTGGGTCGCTTGGGGTTGAGCTTCATAGTTGCCTTTTTTTTAAGCAGTGGGCATCAAAAGAAGGGGAACAGGTCGGTTCTGGGCCATCGGTTGCCCGTGATTTCTCATTCCACGGATGCGCCGGGTTGATGGGGTTGCCCTCGGCATCGCAGCCCATGCGCGCCGGTCTGCCGTACAGGCTGGCCATCGTCCGGATGCTGTGACAGGGTTTGCATGTGCTTTTTAGGTTCTCCCGGCTGTTGTTGGCCGGGTCAAAATCAGCATGGTCAACCTCAGTCGCTGGCGTGATGACACCAGGCGGGCAGTATTCGCACAGCGGCACCTCTGCCAGCACCTGCTTGCGGAGCTTCCTCCAGGCTGCGGAGTTGAGTCCCAGCGTCCGGCCATTGGCGTCCTTTGTCCACCTCGTGGGCGGCTTCACCAGGTAGCCATTCACGCGGCGCTCTTCGGGCATACCGTTGCTGTCCAGGCCCTTGGGCGGCTGTTGCCTGGCGTCACGAAAGAACGTGGGCGAACGTGTCACGCTGCGGCCTCCTGTTGCTTGGACGGGTACGGCAGCGGCGCAGGGGTGGAGTCGGACTCCGCGGCCTTGGGCTGGTCGTCCAGGCCCTCGATGGCGGGCAGGTTCTCCAGCTTGCGGGCTTCGCTCTTGAGCATCCATCCGTCGTTGATGCCGGAGCTGTAGAAGGCGGCTCGGTTGGCACTGTCACCCCGAAGCAAGCCTTCCACCTGATGCTCGGCAAAGTAGGTGCGGCGGCCTGCGTCTGTCAGGCACTTGGCTGCAATGGCTTGTTCCCATGCCACCAGGTGGCGGCGCAGTGTCTGGGTAACGAACTGGCGTGCCATCTCCACGCTGTTGGAGTAGTTGCCGTTTCGCAAGTCTCCGATCACAGTGGGCGGCACGCGGAACAGGCGGGCTACTTCCTCCACTGAGAACTGGCGGGCAGCAATCCACTCGGCATCTTCCAGCGTCATAGACAGGGCTTGGAAGTCCACGCCTTCTTCGAGAATCGCCGTGCGGCCTGCGTTACCGCCCCCTGCATGTTGGCTTGCCCAGCTCGTGGCAATGGCGGTGCGCTGCTCGGGCTTGAGGCGTCCGGGGAACTTGAGTACACCCAGGAGCTTGGCGCCATTGGTGAAGGTGTTCCTGCCGTGCTCGTTCTCGGCTTGGGCCAGCTCCACCACACCACGGGCGGCGGCGATGGGCGACACGCCCATAACACCGTCATCACCCAGGCGGTGGCGAAGGTGAAGAACTTCATGAGACAGCAGGCGGGTAAGAACGCCGTCCTTCGTGTAGTCGTACACCAGGCCGGAGCTGGTGCGCTGCACTTGCACGTTGTCCGGGTTCAGTGGCCACAGCTCCCGCACCTGGCCATCCCAGCCACGCACCAGGCGGGCAAAGGCGTTACCCCTGAGCAGCACGCAAGCCTGCATGTATTCCCTGGCCTCCAGAGCAGTTTGCTCGGGGTTGGCCATGTCGTGCAACACGCGGTACAGCGGGTGGTCTGATGCGCGTTCCCGGTCGCCATCTTCACCACGGCGGAACAGGATCAGGGGCAATGATGCGGTGGTCTCAGCGATGGCTTGCACGCAGGCATAGACAGCCGATACACCTTGCGCGGTGGCAGGCGTGACAGCCGATGCACTGATGGGCACAGGCCAGCCATTGACGCCCAGGGTGCTGCGCTCTTCCAGGCCGATGGCGCTTTTGATGCGGGTGATGATGCTCATGTGGTTTGCAGCCATGCGGCGTTCATGTCCCAAAAGGACTGGGTGATAGGCATGTTGCGCAGGGCTACAGTCGTGTCCTGATATGCCGGGTCTGCCGTGAGCGTGATTTCCACCAGATCCACATTCAGCAGTTCACGCACAAGGGTCGAACCTCGTTCTTCCCAGCGGTCGCCACCTTCGGGCACGCGGAACCCGAAGGAGCATCCCGCCACGTCCCCACGATCCACCAGGATGGCCAGATCACGCCCATGGGTGGTGTCAGGCAAGGCCAGCTCAAACGCAAGGCCCTGCGGCGTTTCCCGAAGTTGCAGCGTGCCGCCTCGGGTGGTGCCCAGCAATGCACTGCCATCGTGGTGATAGAGGGCGCGGATGTTGGAACCCGTCGCCAGCGATTTGGCGAAAGCACCAGGGCGCACCACTTCGCAGAATGGGCCCAGATTTGCCTCGGAATTGAACACGGCGGCGATGCCGTGCAGTGTCTTGCCGGTCGCCTTCAGCGTGCCGTGTCCGCGTAGTTCCAACATGCCGAAACCCTCGGTTAGATGGTCATGTCGTCTGCCACCACGAACGCCTTTGGATGGCGGACAACCGCATCCATGGTGTGCATGATCCGCAACTGAACATCGCCCTTTTCGTAGTACCCAGCGGCGTAGGGGTTGGCCAGAATCTCGGTAACGCCCCACTCTCCAATCACGATCTGGCTGAAGTCGCCAGCGATCACGCGGCCCTTGTCCGGGGTGCCGGTCTTGGCGTCCAGTTGGTTGGTGACGTAGGCATTCAAGCCAGCCACGCGGCCACCGTCCATCAAGTACACGCTGCCTGCGCTGGCATCCTTCAAGGTGGTTTGCAGCTTCGTCGCAGCCTTGGCATGGGTCAGCACGGCATTGGGCGTGATGTTCTCCAGGCCCAGCTTTTCCAGCATGGCGACGATGGCGGCCCAGCTCAGGGTGGCCAGCGATGCGGTCTGGATGCCGACCACGTTCAAGATGCCCACCGGCTGCTTTGCAACGGCGGTTCCATGGATCAGAGCCTTGTCAACTGCCAAGCCCACCACGGCGCTGATGTCGTCGCGCAGCAGGGCCTCGATGCTGGGGTTGGACTGCAATGCAAGCTGGCGAGAAAACGCGGTCAGTGCGCCCACGGTCTTGGGTTCCAGCTTGATAGAGCTGTATGTGGTGTTGCTCTCGGTCAGGCTGTCGCCTTCGGCCACCCAGTAGGCGGTGGCGGCGCCGGTAGCCTTGGGCAGCACGGTATCGCCACGCAGGCCGGACAGCACGCGGGCACCCAGTTGCCGAACGATCAGGCTGTTGCGCAGCAGGCCAATGAATTGATCCGCACGGTAGTCGTCGGGCACCACGGCAGCGGCGCCGGTGGTGGTCATGGTGACGCGCTTTTCAAAGATGCTCGTGGGCACCAGGATGCCGCCATTGCGGGCGGTCAGGCCCTGGCGCTTTGCTTCGGCTTGGAACTCTGCCAGTGCGCCGGTAACGCTGCGGTTTTCAATCTGCGCGGCGATGGCGTCCAACACATTGACCTGGCCTTCCAGATCGTTGCGGGCCTTGTCCACCGGGGCACCCAGGCTGCGGCGTTCGGCTTCTTCCACGAACTGAGCGCGGGCTTCCTGGCCTTCCAGATTCACGATCTCGGCCTTGATGGCGTCGAACTTGGTTTGAGCTTCGGGCGTGAGGGTTGGCATGGATGCCAGCAGGCTGCGGGCTTCGGAGACTTTGGCGGCGCGGGCTTCGCGGATGGCGTGCAAGGTTTGCATGTGGGTCTTTCTTTGCAAAGAAGGTTAGAAGATTCCATATTGCAAGAACACAATCCCACATTACGGAATGTGCCTATTATCACATTTCGCCATGTGAAATCAAGTAGGCATGAAAAAACCCGCTCGGGGCGGGTTCTGGTGGGTTTAGTGCAGGCCGGTCGGTCTGCCCATGAAGTGGTCGAGCAGGTCTTGCCGTAGGTGCGGCGGGGTTTCCAGCACTTGCTCGCGCATGTCCTGGCGGGCTTGGTCGCTGTCGTTGAACTGGTCGCAGCGGCGCATGGCTGCTTCCAGTAGCTGCGCAGTGACGCGGGCTGATTCCAGAATGCAGGCGATCAGCGCGGGCTTGTGGCCCAGGACGGCGGTGCGCTGTGCCTCTGTCAGCTTCCCGGCGGGCACCACGATGCCGGTTTTGTCGGGCGTCACGCTGGGTTCAATGCCGCACCGGATCAGGTCGGCAAGTATGGTTTCTGGCGTCATAGAACCTCCGTCACCGAAGATTCCAAGGCTCCCGAAGATTCCGAAGGTTCCACGTTTCCAAAATAGGAATCTTCGGAATCTTCGGTGGAATCTTCAGGCGAAACCATCCTAAAAGCCACTTCGGTGGCATCGCGCAGGCGCCACATCCAGCCGCCTTTCATGCCGTCCTTCTTGCGCATGACGCCCACCTTTTTGGATGCGGCCCATATTTGCTTCTTGGAAAATCCGGCCGCCTTGAGTGGCTTTGCGGCTTCGTCGCAGCTTGTCCAAAGCACGCTATCCAGCTCGGCGCGTAGCAGTTCCACCGCGTCGCTGGCGTCGTCCTGCGGCCCATCGTCCGGGTCGGTCAGCAGCTCGCGTGCCGTGCCTTCCACCGCCTTGCCCCAGCCGATGCGCGATGCTTGGATGCCGGGTATGGGTTCGGACTGTTCCAGGTGGTACTGAAACCCGCCATCGTCCGGACCGATGTTGCTTTTGCTGCGGGCGAGGATGCGCGTGTCCTGGCCTTCTTCGTCGCCCTTCACTTTCGCTGCCACCATC